TAACACCGGCTTTATCTGGTGATACAGCAGTTTGTGATTTTTCAGATGTATCTTTTACATCAGCTTCTTTTACGACTAGAGGTTGTTTAATATTTAATGATACAGCAACAAATGATCCTGCGGTTTGTGCAATAGATTTTGGTGGAGATAAAACTGTATCAAGTGGAACTTTTACAATTCAATTTCCAACACCGGACGCATCAAACGCTATCCTTCGTATAGCATAGGGAGATAATCCTTATGTCGGTTACCCGAACATTTACAGTAACGGTGGTTGGTGGTAACCCATCTAATCATCCGTACCACAACTTTGGTTCTTCTAATAAATATGCAATTAACGGTTCAACTGCGACTGCAGATGTAACTTTATACATTGCTGAATCTGGAACATATAAATTTGATCAATCAGATAGCTCTAATAGTAATCACCCTTTAAGATTTTCTACAACCGCAAACGGCACTCATGGTGGTGGAAGTGAATATACTACCGGTGTAACCACAAATGGAACTCCAGGACAATCTGGAGCGTACACTCAAATTACAGTCGCTAGCGACGCGCCAACTTTATATTATTATTGCACAAATCACTCTGGAATGGGATGGACTGCAAACACTCCAACTGCAGATACTTGGGGAGTTCTTGAATGGGGACAAAACACATGGGGTAATCAAGATTCTATTGATATTACATTAACAGGTGTACAATCAACAGCATCAGTAGGTACAACTTTAGAAGTTTTTAACGTACAAGGTTGGGGTAGACAAAGATGGGGTGAAGCTAGTTATGGTACGGATGCTCTAAATCTTAGTCTTGTTGTTTCAGGACTACAAGCACAAACTGAACTTGGAGATTTTGCTAATGCCGGAACTTTAGTTGGTTGGGGTAGAAATGGTTGGGGTGAAGAACCTTGGGGTGATTCATTTAATGTATTAGTTCAACCTAGCGGAGTAAGCGCAACAAGTTCGGTGGGTGCTATTTTACCTGCGGATGTAGTAGGAATAACTGGTGTATCAGCTGCAACTGGTTTAGGAACACCTACTTTAAATTTAACATCTGTTATAATACCAACAGGAGTATCGGTTACATCTAGTGTTGGTGCTCCTTCAATAACACAAGCCCTTGTTGGTTTAACTGGTCTTGGAATGACTTCTTCAGTTGGTGGAATAGTTCTAGATGCTTTAGTAGTTGAACTAGATGGTCAATCTGCAACATCTTCAGTAGGAGCTTTATCAGAACAAATCACTCAAGTTCCAACAGGGTTACAAGCAACATCTTCTGTAGGATCTTTAATTACTGAAACAGGAGTTTTATTAACTGGAGTCTCTTCCACTTCTGCAATTGGTACAATAACACCTTTACCAATGGTAGTTGGTTTACAAGGACAACAAGTTATATCTAATGTAGGAGAATTTAATGCAATTTTAGGGTATGCTGATGTAAACCCTATTTTAACTGCTAATTATTCTGATGTAACTAGGACTGTAAATGCTAATTATACAGATGTTGACAGTGTGGGCTAGATGAAATATATATTAACAATAACTTCGAATATTCGAATAGGAGATAAGATTTAATATGGCATCAACTTTTACAAATCTTGGCGTAGAGCTAATGGCAACCGGCGAAAATGCTGGTACTTGGGGAACAAAAACTAACGCTAACTTAAACCTTGCAGAACAATTACTGGGTGGTGTTTTAAGTCTATCTATTGCTGGTGGTGCTGGAACACAAGCTTTAACTATTGCAGACGGTGCTTTAACAGGTACTGCTCAACAAAGAGTTTTAGAATTTACAGGATCAATATCTGGAAACAGAATAATAACTTTTCCTTTACTTACAGAAACTTTCTACATTATTAAAAACGGAACATCAGGTGCTTACACAGTACAGTTAAAAGCTGTATCTGGTTCAGGTGCAACAGTTACTTTTTCAGCTACAGACAAAGGATATAAAATTATTTATCTTGATGGTGTTGCAACTAACACGGGTGTTTTTGAAGTACCTTTTGGAGACGGTGATGTAACACTTACTGGAACACAAACTTTAACAAACAAAACTTTAACATCACCAAAAGTTAATGAAAACGTAGTGGTGACTTCTACCGCAACAGAATTAAATATATTAGATGGCGTTACAGCCACAGCAGCAGAATTAAATTATTCAGACCTTGCAACACTTGGAACAAGTGCTGCTTCAAAAGTATTATCAGCTAACGCTAACAATTTAACAACAATATCAGGTGCTGTATTAAATACAGAAGACACTTTAACAGACGCATCAAGTATTGTATGGAATGTAATAAATAGTCCAGTTGCAAAAGTAACTTTAACAGCAAATAGGGCTATGGCAGCACCTACAGGAACAGGTATAGCCGCAGGGCAAATGATATCAGTATTAGTTATTCAAGATGCTGGTGGAACAA